CCGCAGCTTCTGGAGGTCGGCGAGAGCGGGGAGTTCAAGCGCGGCACGCTGGGGGAGAGCAAGGAGAGCTACAAGGTCAAGACCTATGGCCGGGTCGTCGCGATCACCCGGCAGGTGCTGATCAACGACGATCTTGACGCCTTCACCCGGATCCCGGCGATGTACGGCAACTCCATCGCGCAACTGGAAAGCGATGTGGTCTGGGGGATCATCACCGCCAACCCGGCGATGGCCGATGGCAACACGCTGTTCCATACCAGCCACAAGAACCTCGCGGGCACCGGCACGGCGCTGGCGGTGGATGCGGTGGGTGCGGCGCGGGCGGCGATGGCCAAGCAGACGGGGCTCGACAAGAAGACGGTGCTGAACGTCCGCCCCGCCTTTCTGATCGTGCCCGCATCGCTGGAATTGAAGGCCGAGCAGCTGGTCGCGCAGAACCTCGTGCCCGCCGCGACCTCCAGCGTGGTGCCGCAGTCGATCCGCACGCTCGCGCCGATCAGCGAGCCCCGGCTCGACGCCGCCAGCGAGACCGCCTGGTATCTGGCCGCGAGCCCGAACCAGATCGACACCATCGAATACGCCTATCTCGAAGGCCAGCAGGGCGCCTACATCGAGACGCGCAACGGCTTCGACGTCGACGGCGTCGAGATCAAGTGTCGCCTCGACTTCGGGGCCACGGCCATCGACTGGCGCGGCCTCTACAAGAACCCGGGCGCGTAACCAGCACGCCATGCTGCCTGACACGCGGGCGGTCCTGACGGGCCGCCCTTCGTCGTTCCAAGAGGATCACCCCCATGAAAAACTACGTCCAGCCCGGCAACACCATCACCCTGACCGCGCCCTATGCCGTCGCCTCCGGCGATGGCCTGCTCGTCGGCTCCATCTTCGGCATCGCCGCAGGCGCCGCCGCCATCGCCGAGCCCGTCGAGACCGCGCTCGTCGGCGTCTTCGACATCACCAAGGTCGGCTCCCAGGCCTGGACCGTCGGCGCCAAGGTCTATTGGGATGACACCAACAAGCGCTGCACCACAGTCGCGACCGACAACACCCTCATCGGCGTGGCCGTCGAGGCGGTGGCGAGCGGCGCGGGCGACACCATCGGCCGGGTGCGGCTGAACGCGGCGTTCTGATGAGCGCCTTCGCCGCCGCCGTCGGCGCGCTCTTCGCCGACCCCAACATCGGCCGGGATGCGGTCTACATCGCCGACGGCGGCACGCCCTTGCTGGTGCGCGTCGTCGCACGACGCGCCGACGCCATCACCGACTTTGGCGATGCGCGGCTCTGGTCCGAAACCATCCGGATCGACCTTCGCGTCGCCGAGGTGGCGAACCCGCGCCCGGGCGACCGTATCGAGATCGACGGAGACGCCTTCCTCATCCAGGGAGAACCCGCCCGCGACCGCGAACGGCTCGTCTGGACCGTCGATTTGCGCCCAGCGTGACTGCTGTGAAGCTGAAGCTCAACATCGATCCCGACATCGTCGCGATGATGCAGGCCGAGGTTGCGGCGGGCGAACGCGCAGTGACAGCCGCCATGCGCGGGGCCGGGACCGGGCTGAAGTCGGCATGGCGGTTGCAGATCACCGGCGCGGGGCTCGGCACACGGCTCGCCAACTCGATCCGGAGCCAGAACTTCCCGAGGTCGGGCGAGAGCCTCGATGCCGCGGCTCTGGTCTGGTCCAAGGCTCCGGTCATCGTCGGCGCGCATGACACCGGGCCGCTGATCCGCTCGAAGAACGGGTTCTGGCTGGCGATCCCGTTGCCCGCGGCGGGCAAACCCCTGCGCGGCGGCCGGATCACGCCCGGCGAATGGGAGCGGCGACGCGGGCTCCGCCTGCGGTTCGTCTATCGCCGCTCTGGTCCCAGCCTGCTGGTGGCCGAGGGACGGCTGAACACGAAGGGACAGGCGGTGGTGTCGCGCTCGAAGACCGGGCGCGGAAAGGTCACCGCGCCGATTTTCCTGCTGGTGCCGCAGGTGAAGCTGCCGAAGCGGCTGGACCTGGCGCGGGATGCGGATAGGGCGTTGGACAGCGTGCCGGGGCTGATCGTGGCCAACTGGGTGGAGGCAAAATTCCAATAGGTATCAAGGAGGTACAATCTTCGAGGCCATATCTCGAAAGAAATCACAGTAGGCAATGAAGTGGGTCTTGTTTTGCTGAATCGCTTGTTGTCCGAAGTGCCGCTGCACAGGCGCTTGGAGGAGGGCAGCAGCCCCGTAGCCTTGCTTTAACTGCCCATTGGCTGGTTGAAGGAAATGGATTGCTGTCGCCTTGAAATCGGCCTTGCACTTCGTCGAGTCGTGCGCGACGCGATTTCTGATGGCGTTCGCGTGCTTTACCAGATCCGATGCGTTCTGGAGAGCTGAGAAAGAGTGCGCTGAGAAATAGAAGTCCGCGACCTTGCGAACCCACTTTGGATCCGAAACCTTCAAGTATGACCTATCTGGTTTGTAATCTGGGTCGAGAGAGAGAAGCTCGTAGGCGTGTTGGATGGTATCCGCCTTCCCTGCCTTGAGCGTCGGCCTGTAACCGTTGTTTGTCCTCGCGCCTGTCAGAAACCTGACGAGAGAGCGTTCAATGAACTCCTCCCAGCTTGCCACGACGCCCATAAATGCGAGTTCAACGACCTGGCCGACGTACTTTGGGTGTATTCCGGGGTTGTTTGATGGACGGACTTTCGTTGGCAAGGCTTGCATAGCAGAGACCAGAGAAGTGGCCGCGGCGATTTCTGAAAGAAACGCATCTCGGACGTGATCAACCTTGGCAGGACGGCCGCTTGGCACCTGAAGCTCTCCTTCTTGTCCGCCATTTCTCACTTTGTAACGCCAGTAGGTCTAGCCTTTTCTGGATTCTCGCAGAGTAGCGATCAATGCCCACCCCTCGCGAAACCATCCTCACCGCGCTGTACGCGCGGCTCTCGGCGCTGCCAGCGACCACTCTCCGCGGCGACGTGCTCCCCGAGCGCGTGCCCTCCGCAGGACTGCTGATACTGCGCGACGGCGAGCCGGGGGAGCCCGAGGTGACGCTGTCGCCGCTGGCCTACCACTACCAGCACCGGGCCGAGATCGAGGCGGTCGTGCAAGGCGCCGACCGTGACGCCGTCTTCGACGCGCTGACTGCCAGCGTCGGTGCAGCTCTTACCGCCGACCGCACGCTGGGCGGGCTCTGCGACTGGGTCGAGGCCGAAGCTCCGCGACCGGTCGACCTGCCGGTCGAGGGCGCGGCGAGCCTGAAGGCGGCCGTCATCCCGGTCGTGCTGCACTATTCCATGGCCGATCCGCTGACCTGACCCCGACAACCCGAGGAGAACACCATGGCACGTGCCCAAGGGGCGCGGGCGCTGATGGCGCTTGCGTTCGAGACGACCTATGGAACGCCGCCCGCCAGCGGCTTCACCCGCATGCCCTTCGCCAGCACCTCGCTCGGCGCCGAGCAGCCGCTGCTGAACTCGGAGCTTCTCGGCTACGGCCGCGATCCGCTCGTGCCGATCAAGGACGCGGTGACGGCGGATGGCGATGTCGTCGTGCCGCTCGACGCCGAGGCGTTCGGCTTCTGGCTGAAGGCCGCGTTCGGGACACCGACGACCACCGGCGCGGAGGCCCCGTACAGCCACGAGTTCCAGTCGGGCGCCTGGACGCTGCCCAGCATGTCGATCGAGACCGGCATGCCCGAGGTGCCGCGCTACGCGATGTACTCGGGCTGCGTGCTCGACCAGATCACCTGGCAGATGCAGCGATCGGGCCTGTTGACCGCGACGGCGCGGCTGGTGGCGCAGGGCGAGTCGGTGGGCACGACGACCAGCGCCGGGACGCCCGCCGCGCTGGAGCTGAAGCGCTTCGGGCACTTCAACGGGGCGATCACCCGCAACGGCTCCGCGCTCGGCAATGTAGTCTCGGCCGAGATCACCTACGCCAACAACCTCGACCGGATCGAGACGATCCGCTCGGACGGCCGCATCGACGGCGCGGACCCAAGCATCGCGGCGCTGACCGGCCGGATCGAGGTCCGCTTCGCCGACCAGACGCTGGTGACACAGGCGATCAACGGCGAGGCCTGCGAGATGGAATTCGCCTACGTCCTGCCGTCCGGCGAAAGCTTCACCTTCACCGTGCACGCCGTCTACCTGCCGCGCCCCCGGATCGAGATTTCCGGGCCGCAGGGCGTGCAGGCCACCTTCGACTGGCAAGCGGCGCGCGACAGCTTGGTCGGCCGGATGTGCACGGCAACCCTGATCAACGACATCGAGGTGTATTGAGGATGCTGACGCTCGACCTGACGAACGCGCCACGCTGGCATGAGCTCGCTCCCGGCGTCCGGGTGCAGCTGCGCCCGCTGACCACCGCCCTGATGGTGGCGACGCGCAGTGATCCCGCCGTCGAGGCGGTGCCCGAGCAGGCCTCCGACGAAGAGCGCGCGGTCGCCTTCGCGAAAGCACTGGCGCGGCGGGCGGTGCTCGGCTGGGAGGGCATCGGCGACGCCGACGGCAACCCCATCGACCCGAGCCCCGAGGCCATCGACGCTTTGCTCGACGTCTGGCCGATCTTCGAGTCCTTCCAGCTGACCTACGTCTCCAAGGGTCTGCTGCTGGAACAGGAAAAAAACGCCTCCGCGCTCTCGCCGAATGGTCCTTCGGCGGGGGCGAGCGCTACTGCCAAGCCTGCGCACCCTACGAGGGCCGCGAGCAAGCCTGCCCGGACTGCCCGGCGCGGCTGAACCGTCCGGAAACGCCGGAGGGTTGGCAGGTCTGGGACCTGGTCGGCCGCCTCGGCGGCCAACTGCGCGTCCTGCCCGGCGCTGTGATCGGCTGGGACATGTCGGCAGCGCTGGCGCTTGGTGACGCGCTTGGCGTGCCGCCGCTCGCCATGGCCGAACTGCTGCCCGTCATCGAAGCGGTGATGGTCCCCAAGCTCAACGAACAGATGGAACGACCCGATGGCTGAAAAGCGTGTGTCCGTCCGCCTCGCGGCCGTGGGCGGACGCCAGGTGCGCGCGGAGCTGGAGGGCGTCGGCGAGGCCGGGTCCCGAGGCTTCGGGCGGCTCAGCCGCGAGATGGAAGCGGCCAACGCCCGGCTCGCGGCCTTCTCGCGGCGGGTCCGGGTCGCGGCCGCCGCCGCCGTGGCCGCCGCTGCAGCCGCGGGCGTGGCGATGGTCCGCTCCGGCCTGCAGACGGTCGATGCGCAGGCTAAGCTGGCGCAGTCGCTGGGCACGACCGTCGCCTCGATCCAGACGCTCGAGCGTGCGGGCGAGCTGGCGGGCGTTTCCATGTCTGGCATCGAGCAGGCCACGAAGGATCTGACGCGTCGCCTCAGTCAGGCGGCCGCGGGGACCGGACCCGCCGCCGACGCGCTCGACCGGCTGGGCCTTTCCGCCAACGAGCTGATCGCCCTGCCGCTGGATCAGCGGGTGGGCGCGATCAACGCGGCGATCGAGAGCTTCGTGCCCGCCGCCGAACGCGCCGCCGTCGCGGGCCAGCTCTTCGGCGAGGAAGGCTCGATTGCCATGTCGCGCATCGACACCGCGACGCTGCGTCAGGCGACGGAGGACGTGCTCGCTTTTGGGGTCGTCGTCTCCGAGCAGAATGCCGACCAGATCGAGCGCACGAACGACGCGATCTCTCGGCTCGGGCTGATCTGGCGCGGGCTGTCGAACCAGCTGGCTGTCGCCGCCGCACCAGCGCTGGAAGCGGTCGCCGATGCCATGGCCGCGATCGCCAGCCGCACCGGCCCGCTGGGCATCGCGATCCGCGGTCTCTTCGACAACATCGGCCGCCTGACCACCTACGCCGCCACCTTCGCCGCCTTTCTCGCGGGCCGCTGGGTGGCTGGCATGGCCGCCGCCGCGCTCTCCGTGCGCGGTCTCGCCACCGCGCTGGTCGTCCTGCGCGGCGCGCTGATCCGCACCGGCATCGGGGCGCTGATCGTGGGCGCGGGCGAGCTCGTCTACCAGTTCACCCGTCTCGTCTCCGGCGCGGGCGGCTTCGGCGAGGCCATGTCGCTCCTGAAGGACCTCGCGGTCGAGGTCTGGGAACGCATCAGGATGGGCGCCGCAGCGGCGGGTGCGGCCGCCACGGCGATGTTCTTCGACCTGAAGGCTGATGCCGCATCAGGGATGCAGAGCGCCATCGAGAGCGTCGTGGGCTTCGGCAACACCGCCGCGAACACGTTTGAGGGCGCCTATGAGGCGATCAAGGCGATCTGGGGCTTGCTGCCCGCCGCCATCGGCGATCTGGCGTTCCAGGCCGCGAACAGCCTGGTCGACGGCGTCGAGGCGATGCTGAACGGCGTGGTCTCCCGCATCAACGGCTTCATCGGGGGCATCAACCAGGGGCTGGAAGCGCTCGGGTCGGAGCGGCGCATCTCGCTGGTGCCCGACCTCGACCTCGGCGAGATCGAGAACCGCTTCGAGGGCGCGGCGACGGCAGCGACCACCGCCGCGCAGGCGGCGTTCGACCGGGCCTTCGAGGACAACCCGCTCACCGCGCCCGATCTCGGGCTGACCGAGGCGGCGAACCGCGCGCTCGCGTCCGCCAACCTCTATCGCGGGGCCGCGCGCGACCTGGCCGAAGGGGCCCGCGCGCCGCTGGAAAGCTGGCAGGCGCTGCGCGATGCCGTGCGGGGAACCGACGAGACGAGCGGCGATGCGCTGACCGAGGCCACGGGTGCGGCCGAGCGGCTGGAGACGGCACTCGGCGATGCAGGTCGCGCCGCGACAGGTGTAGGCGCGGCGGCCGGGGCTGCTGCTGCGGCAGCGGAGCCCCCGGCCGAGGCAGCCGTCACCGGCTGGCAGGCCGTTACCGCCGCGCTTTCGGACTACGCCAGCAAGGCGCGCGAGATCGGTGGCGATATCGGCCAGAGTCTCGTCGGCGCCTTCCAGTCGGCGGAGAGCGCCGTCGGCCAGTTCGTGAAGACCGGCAAGCTCGACTTCCGCGACATGGTCACTTCGATGATCGCCCACCTCGCACAGCTCGCGGCGCGGCGGTTCATCCTCGGGCCGATCGCCAATGCGCTCTCCGGCGTGTTCTCCGGGGCGGGCGGCATTTTCGCGAACGTCCTGCATGCGGGCGGGATGGTCGGCTCTGCCGGGCCCTCGCGCATGGCCCCGGCCATGGCCTTCGCCGCTGCCCCGCGAATGCATGGCGGCGGGATGGCTGGGCTTCGTCACGACGAGGTGCCCGCGATCCTGCAGCGTGGAGAGCGGGTGCTGTCGCGACGCGAAGCGCAGAGCTACGGCGCAGGCGGCGGCGTCAATGTCACGATCATGGCCCGCGACGCCGAGAGTTTCCGGCAGTCCCGCACGCAGGTCGCGGCGGATATCGCCCGCGCCGTGTCGCTCGGGCGGAGGGGCATGTGATGGCGTTTCACGAGGTCCGGTTTCCCGACAATATCAGCCGGGGCGCGCGGGGCGGGCCCGAGCGGCGCACCCAGATCGTCGAGCTCGCCTCGGGCGACGAGGAGCGGAACGCCAACTGGGCCAATTCGCGCCGCCGCTACGACGTCGCCTATGGCGTCCGCCGCGCTGACGATCTGGCGGCGGTGGTTGCCTTTTTCGAGGCGCGCAACGGTCGGCTGCATGGCTTCCGGTTCAAGGACTGGGGCGACCACAAGTCCTGCCTTCCTTCGGGCACGCCATCGCCCACCGACCAGGAGATCGGCACCGGCGACGGCACGACGACCGCCTTCCAGCTGGTGAAGCGCTACGCCTCCGGGGCGCAGTCGTGGACGCGGTCGATCACGAAGCCGGTGGCGGGCACCGTGCGCATCGCCCTCGGCGGGGTGGATCAACCCTCCGGCTGGTCGGTCGACACCACGACAGGTGTCGTCAGCTTTGGCGCGGCACCGGGCGCAGGCGTCGCGATCACCGCGGGCTTCGAGTTCGACGTGCCGGTCCGCTTCGACACCGATGCGCTCGACGTTACGCTCGACCTCGAGCGGCTCGGCTCGATCACCTCCATTCCGCTTCTGGAGATCCGGCGATGAACGACACAGGCAGCTTCGTTGCGGCCGTGCTGCGCGAACTCGCGGCCTCGACCGCCGTGATCCTCGCCGCCTGGGGCGCGCTGGGCGGCGCGACGAACGCGCTGACCACGAAGATGCGGCTGCGCGATGCGCTGCGGCACATCCTGCTCGGCGGGCTGATCGCGGCGGGGATGGGCAGCCTCTCGATGGCCGTGATCACCGCCTGGCTCAGCCTTCCGCCCGAGGCGATCCCCGCAGGCGGGGCAGCGGGCTCGGCGGCCTATCTCGTCGGGGTGTTCGGCCCGGCCTTCATCGAGATGCTGCTCGCTCGGCTGCGCCGCGCCAACGAAGGCGGCGGCGATGAATGACCTTCTCCGCCTCGCGCGCTCCCTCCGCTGCGACCCCGCCGACCCCCGGCACGCCTTCACCCATCGCCTGCGCATCGGTCTCGCCGTCGCGGCGCTGATCCTGATCCTCTCGCTTTTCCGGTAATCCCATGCACATGACCGACCGGGGCCTGCTGGCCCTCGTCCGGCACGAAGGACTCGTGCCCGGACCCTATCTCGATGTGAAACAGGTCTGGACCTTCGGCATCGGCCACACGGCCGCGGCCGGACCGCCCGATCCCGGCACCATGCCGCGCGGCATGCCCGCCGATCTCGATGCCGGGATCCGCGAAGCGTTCCGGGTCTTCCGCGCTGACCTCGGGCGCTACGAGGCCGCCGTCCTGCGCGCCGTGAAGGTGCCGCTGGCGCCGCACGAGTTCGATGCGCTGGTCAGCTTTCACTACAACACTGGGGGCATCGCGAAGGCCGCGCTGACCCGACATCTCAATGCCGGAAATCGCGTTGCAGCCGCCGACGCGTTTCTGAACTGGCGGCGACCGGCCGCGATCATTCCGCGCCGGGAGGCAGAGCGCGACCTGTTCCGCCACGGCCGTTATCCCGGAGGCACAATCCCGGTCTGGTCCGTGGATCGCACGGGCCGCGTCGATTTCTCCCGACCAATCCGACGCCTGATCGAGGATGAGGCTCTGGCCTTGGCTCGCGGGCCGTCGCCGACGCCTCCGGTCCTCGCTCCTTCACCCACCGCGCCGACCGGCTGGCTCGCCCGGCTGGCCGCCTTCTTCTCCACCCTGATCCGGAGGGCCTGACTCATGCGCTACGTCCGACCCAACTCGCTCACGTGGTGGGCGGGATTGCTCGCCATGCTCACCGGCATCGCCTCGCTCGCGCTGCCCGCCACCGGGCCGTTCAGCGAACTGTCCCGCCTCGTCGCGCTTCTCGCAGGCTCGGGCGACGCCTCGCCGGCGGGGCTGATGTTCCTCGGGCTCGGTCTGATCGGTCTGCGTGACCGGATCGAACGTGGGTTCCGCGGCGATGCTTGAGTTCCTTGCCGGTCTGGTTGTGGGCGGCTGCCTGGGCTTCTTCATCGCAGCCCTCTGCGTGGCGGCAGCACGCGGGGAGCGGGACGATGGCTGATCTCCTGATTTGGCTGGTTGCGGCTTTCGGCGCCGTCGGGGGCGCCGTCCTCGGCCGGTTCTGGGGCCGCGTCGAAGGGAAGCGCGAAGGCAAACGGGAGGCTGAACGCGATGCGATGGAAGACAAGAACGAGCGCGTCGAGAGGGGGCGAGACGCGGTTCTCGATGGCCGCGACGCTGGCAATCCTGCTGACCGGCTGCGCCGCAACGATGGGCGCTGGTGACGCCGGCTGCACCTCCTATGCCGAGGCGCGGCTCGCCCGACCACCCGCCGAAACCGTCGTCAACGTTCCGCCTGACTGGGCGGACTGGATCGCCGATCTCGATGACCGCATGACGGGAACCTGCCGATGAAATCCCTCTCGCCCGCCCTGCAGGCCCATCTCGACGAGGGCACGACGACGCTCGCCTGGTGCTGGCGGATTACGCGCGCCGACGGCACGAGTCTAGGCTTCACCGATCACGACCGGACGCTGAGTTTCGACGGGACAGACTTCGAGCCTGAGAGCGGGCTGACCGCCTCCGAGGTGCGGTCGGGCTCGGACCTGTCAGTCGATGCGCAGGACGCGGAAGGCGTGCTGACCTCGGACCGGATCACCGAGACCGACATCCTCGACGGCCGCTGGGACAACGCCGAGGTCGAGCTCTGGCGGGCGAACTGGGCCGATACCGGGCAGCGCGTGTTGATGCGGCGCGGCGCCATCGGCCAGATCCGGCGCGGGCGGCTGGCCTTCGTGGCCGAGGTGCGCTCGCTCGCCCATGTGCTGGGCCAGACGGTGGGGCGTACGTTCCAGGCGACCTGCGACGCCGCGCTCGGCGATGCGCGCTGCGGCGTCGATCTGGAGAACCCCGCCTACAAGGGCACAGGCGCGGTGATCGATCTCCTGCGCGACCGGGCCTTCACCGCCTCGGGGCTGGGCACATTCACGTCTGGCTGGTTCACCTTCGGCACGCTCGAATGGACCAGCGGCGCAAACGCGGGGCGGCGCACCGAAGTACTGGGCCATGACGTCACGGATGGCGTCGCCGTGCTGACCCTGCTCGAAGCGCCGGTGCGTGCGATCATCGAGAGCGACGCCTTCATCATCCGTGCGGGCTGCGACAAGCGCATGGAGACCTGCGGCGCCAAGTTCGCCAACACCGTCAATTTCCGCGGCTTCCCGCACATCCCCGGCCAAGACTCGGTGCTGCGCTACGCCACCAAGGATGGCGGCCACGAGGGAGGCGTACTGTGACGCAACCCCTCGCATTGGCCGACCCCGCGCGCGTCATCGCCATCGCGCGGGCCTGGCTGGGCACGCCGTACCACGACCAGGCGAGTTTGCGCGGCGTCGGCTGCGACTGCCTCGGGCTCGCCCGCGGCGTCTGGCGCGAGGTCGTCGGCCCCGAGCCGTTTCCGATCCCGGCCTACAGTCGCGACTGGGGCGAGACAGGGCCGCGCGAGGTTCTGGCCGAGGGGGCGCGTCGCATGATGATCGAGGTGGAACCGGCGGCGGCCGGGCCCGGCGCGCTGGTCCTCTTCCGCATGAAGCCACACGCGATCGCCAAGCATGTCGGGATCCTTACCGGACCCGACACCTTCCTCCACGCCTATGAGCGGCTCGGCGTGATCGAGGAACCGCTCACGCCATCCTGGCGGCGACGCATCGCCTTCGCCTTCCTGTTCCCGCAACGCTGAGACCCCGGACATGGCCACCCTCGTTCTCGGTGCCGCTGGCGCCGCCATTGGCGGTTCGATCGGCGGCGCGATCCTCGGCGTCAGCGCCGCGACCATCGGCGGTTTCATCGGCTCCAGCATCGGCTCGGCCGTCGACAGCTGGATCATTTCGTCGCTGGCGCCCACCCAGCGCATCGAGGGCGCGCGGCTCGACACGCTGCGCATCACCTCGGCCACCGAAGGCGCGGTGATCCCGCGGCTCTATGGGCGCATGCGGATGGGCGGCAACATCATCTGGGCGACCGATTTTCGCGAGGAGACGAAGACCACTACCCAAGGCGGCGGCAAGGGCGGCGGGGGCGGCAAGGTCAAGACGACCGAGTATCTCTACTACGCCTCCTTCGCCGTGGCGCTCTGCGAGGGGCCGATCACCGGCATCGGCCGCATCTGGGCCGACGGCAAGCCGATGGACCTCTCCGGCGTCACCTGGCGCTGGTATCCCGGCGACGAGACGCAGACGGCGGACCCGTTCATCGCCGCAAAGATGGGCACAGCCAGCACTCCTGCCTATCGGGGCACGGCCTACGTAGTCTTCGAGGAACTGACGCTTTCCACCTACGGCAACCGCCTGCCGCAGCTCTCGTTCGAGGTGTTCCGGCCTCTCGCCGATCCCGACACCGCCGAGGGGCTGACCCGCGCCGTCACCATGATTCCGGCCTCGGGCGAGTTCACCTACGCCACGCAGGCCATCCGCAAGACCGATGGCGGCGCGACGGTGCCCGAGAACCTGAACACGCTGGCCGACTCCACCGACATGGTGGAGGCGCTCGACCGGCTGCAGGCGATGGCGCCTGCGGTCGAGAGCGTCAGCCTCGTGGTGGCGTGGTTCGGCGACGACCTGCGCGCGGGCTCCTGCAAGGTGCGGCCGGGCGTCGAGGTCTCGGCCAAGTCGACAACGCCCGCCAGCTGGTCGGTCAATGGTGTCAGCCGTGCCAACGCCTTCCTCGTCAGCCGCGACGATCAGGACCGCCCGGTCTATGGCGGCACGCCGTCCGACTTCGCGGTGGTGCAGGCGATCCAGGAGATGAAGGCGCGCGGGCTGCGCGTCACCTTCTACCCCTTCATCCTGATGGACGTGCCGCCCGGCAACGCGCTGCCAAACCCGTATTCCGACAACGCCGCCGAGACCGGCCAGCCCGCGTTCCCCTGGCGCGGCCGGATCACCTGTTCGCCTGCAGCGGGGTTCGCAGGGACCGTGGACAAGACCGCCACGGCCGCAAGCCAGGTCGCGGCGCTGTTTGGCGCGGCGACGCCCGCGAGCTTCAGCGTCTCAGGCGAGAGCGTCAGCTGGACCGGGCCATCCGGCGACTGGGGCCTGCGGCGCATGGTGCTGCACTACGCCCATCTCTGCGCGGCAGCGGGAGGGGTCGACGCCTTCCTCATCGGCGCCGAGATGCCGGGGCTGACGACGATCCGCTCGGGCGCCAGCAGCTATCCGGCGGTGCAGGCCTATCGGGACCTGCTCGGCGATGTGCGCTCGATCCTCGGGTCCGGCACCAGGATCGGCTATGCCGCCGACTGGTCGGAGTATTTCGGGCACCAGCCGGGCGATGGCAGCGGCGACGTGTTCTTTCATCTCGATCCGCTCTGGGCCGATCCGGAGATCGATTTCGTCGGCATCGACAACTACATGCCGCTGTCGGACTGGCGCGACGGCTTCGAGCATTCCGACGCTGCCGAGGGCTGGCCCGCGATCTACGACCGGGGCTATCTGCAGGGGAACATCGCGGGCGGCGAAGGCTTCGACTGGTTCTATGCCAGTGCGGCCGATCGCTCTGCGCAGGTCCGCACGCCGATCACGGATGGCGGCGCGGCCAAGCCGTGGGTCTTCCGCTACAAGGACCTGCGCGCCTGGTGGTCGAACCCGCATTACAACCGCCCGGGTGGGGTGGAGAGCGGGACGCCGACGGCGTGGGTGCCCCAGTCCAAGCCGATCTGGTTCACCGAGTTGGGCTGCCCGGCCATCGACCGGGGCACCAACCAGCCCAACGTCTTCTTCGACCCGAAGTCGTCCGAGAGCTTCACGCCGCATTTCTCGCGGGGCTGGCGCGATGACGCCATCCAACGCGCCTATCTCGAGGCGACCTATCTCTGGTGGGGCGAGGCCACGAACAATCCGGTCTCGTCGGTCTATGGCGGCCGCATGGTGCATGTCCCCGAATGCGCCGCCTGGACCTGGGACGCACGGCCGTACCCGTTCTTCCCGGCGCTGACCGACGTCTGGACGGACGGCGCGAATTGGCGGCTCGGGCACTGGCTGACCGGGCGGCTGGGAGCGGTGTCGCTCGCGGCGCTCGTCCGGCACCTCTGCCTGCGCGCCGGACTGCCCGAGGCCCGCATCGACGTTTCCGGCCTCTGGGGCGCGGTGGAGGGCTACGCCATCACGGCGCTGGAAAGCCCACGCGCCTCGATCACCACGCTGTCGCGGCATTTCGGCTTCGACGCCGTCGAGACCGAGGGTGTGATCCGCTTCGTGATGCGCGGGCGGGCCTCCGTCGCCACCCTCGCGCCCGAAGATCTGGTGGCCGCCCGCGAGGGCGACGTGCTGGAACTGACGCGGGGACAGGAGACCGAACTGCCGCAGGCGCTGAAGTGGCAGGTCGCGCGGGCAGACGAGGACTACGACGCGGCCCTCGTCGAGGCGCGGCGCATCACCGTGGACACGACCCGGATCGCTTCCGAGAGCTTCCCGATGGCGGTGCCGCCCGAGGAGGCCGAGCGCCGCTGCCGCCGCGCGCTGATGGAGGCATGGGTGGGCCGCGAGACGGCGGCGTTCCGGCTGCCGCCCTCGCGGCTAGCGCTCGATCCGGCCGACGCGATCCGGCTGGAGCACGGCGGGCGGCTGGTCGATCTGCGGCTCGTCTCCATCGCCGACACCGAGGCGCGGGGCATCGAGGCGGTCCGCCACGACAGGGCAACCTACGATCTGCCGCCCGGTGATCCCCGCGCGGCGTCGCTGACGCGGGCCGTCGTGTTCGGCGCGCCGGATGCGCTGCTGATGGACCTGCCGCAGCTGACCGAGGACCAGCCCGCGCACCGACCGATGGTCGTCGCGCACGCCGTTCCTTGGCCCGGCGAGATGGCGGTATTCCGCAGCCCCTCCACCGATGGCTTCGAGCTGCTGGCCACGTTCGGCAGCCGCGCGCGGATCGGGATGCTGGTCTCGGACTTCTATGCTGGCCCCACGTCGCGCTTCGATCTCGGCAATGCGCTCATGGTCGATCTGCTCACCGGCACGCTGGAAAGCGTCACCGACCTGACCCTGTTCGGGGGTGCGAACGCGCTCGCCATCGAGACCGCGCCCCGCGACTGGGAGATCGTGCAGGCAGGCGCGGCGGAGTTGATCGCCCCGGGCCGGTATCGCCTGACCCGGCTCCTGCGCGGCCAGCGCGGCACCGAAAGGGCCATGGGCAATCCCGCGCCCGCAGGCGCGCGGCTGGTGGTGCTGGACGACAGCCTCGCCACGTTGCCGATCGCCGAGGCCGATCTCGGCATCCCGTGGAACTGGCGCATCGGCCCGGCGAGCCGCCCGGTCAGCGACGAGACCTATGTGGCGCAGGCCTTCACGCCTGAGGGGGTGGGGCTGCGGCCGTTCTCCGTCGCCCATGTCGAGCAGCCGTGGCGCACGCCACGCGTTCCCGGCGACCTCACGATCCGCTGGACACGCCGGTCCCGCGCGCTTTCCGCCGACAGCTGGGGCGCTGTCGAAGTGCCGATGGCGGAGGAACTGGAAGCCTACGAGCTCGAAATCCTTGACGGTGCGACCGTGAAGCGGGTGCTGAGCACGGCCACCACCAGCGCGGTCTACACCGCCGCCCAGCAGACCGCCGACTGGGGCGCGCCGCTCGGCCCCGGCGACACGCTCGACATCCGCATCTCCCAGCTCTCTGCCCTCGTGGGACGGGGCGCGCCCAAGACCGTCACGCTGATACTCTGAGGCCATCCCATGTCCGACGCCACGACCCATCTCCTGCTGCCCTACATCCTCGCGGCGCAGGCCCAGAAGCACGTCACCCATAACGAGGCGCTGAGGATCCTCGACGGGCTCGTCCAGCTCTCGGTGCTCGACCGGGATCTGACGGCCCCGCCCGGCAGCCCCGCCGACGGCGACCGCTACATCGTCGCCTCGAGCGCAACCGGCGACTGGGCGGGGTGGGACCTCAACGTCGCGCTCTGGACCGATGGCGCCTGGCTCCGCCTGCCGCCCCGCACCGGCTGGCTGGCGTGGGTCGAGGACGAGGGGCTGCTGCTCGGCTACGACGGCGCGAGCTGGGTCGGGACCACGCCTGCGGCGTTACAGAACATGGCACTGCTCGGGATCGGCACCACGGCCGACGCTTCGAACCCGTTCTCGGCCAAGCTCAACGCCGCGCTCTGGACGGCGAAGACCGTGGCCGAGGGCGGGACCGGCAATCTGTTCTACACCATGAACAAGGAGGCCGCGGGCGACGATCTCGGCCTGACGCTGCAGACCGGCTTCGTGACCAAGGCGCTGGTCGGCCTCTTCGGCTCGGACAGGTTCCGGCTGACGGTCTCTGCCGACGGCAGCACCTTCTTCGACGGGCTGAGCGTCGACAACGCCACCGGCATCGTCGATCAGCCCCGGCTGCCCCGCTTCAAGGCGTACACGAACTACGATAACTACGTGGGCGTCGGAGCCTGGACGAAGATCGGACTGAACAACACCGACTACAACGATCAGGGTGCCTTCGACGCCGCGAACAACCACTTTGTGGCGCCCGTGGACGGCACCTACCTCTTCGGCGCGACGCTGCTCTACAAGATCAACGCCAGCGCAACGGCACGCATGCGCGGTCGGCTGGTCCTGAACGGCACCAGCGAAATCCGCGGTTCCCTCGGCGAAATCTCGGCCACCCATGTCTCGCTCGCCACCGTGATCTGGCTGCAGACCATGGTGCCGCTCACCGCGGGCGATACCGTCGAGCTGCAGGGGTATTTCCGGGTCGCGGACGGCTACTTCGCTGCCGATCACACGTCCTTCTGGGGCTGCAAGATCGGCTAAATTCACGCCACGCTGACGGTACCGTTCCCTGGGCCGTCGCAACCT